GGGCACTCTCGACCTAACCGAAGCATCGGATAGGAACGCACGAGAGTTAGTAGCATGGACGTTTCAAGATACTACGTTCTGTGCTGCAATTATAGCCCTTTCTACACGTTATGTGGATTTCCCCGATATTGAGGGGTCTGAATCGCTGCGCACGTTTAAGTATGCGCCAATGGGATCAGCTTTATGCTTCCCTATAATGTCCCTGTTGTATTGGGCATTAGTGAGAGCGATCATCCACTGTTCGGTACTGAGTAACACTCTTAAGCAGGAAGTTTACGTGTATGGTGACGATATTGTTGTACCGACACCTACCGTCGAGGCAGTACTGACGTACCTGCCCCGGTTCGGTATGAAGGTGAATAATACTAAATCCTTCTACAGATCAGGCTTCCGTGAATCCTGCGGAGTGCACGCCTATAATGGCGTTGATATAACCCCGGTATACGTAAAACATATACCCACAAACGACTCAATTTCTAACCTCGTATCATGCATTGAAGTAGAAAGCCAGTTTGCAAAGGCCGGATATAACAATGTAGCAAGTCTCCTTCGTACAAGGATACGTCGTGTTTTAGGCGATATACCCTATGTTTCGGAGTACTCGCAACTCTTAGGTTTTAAGAGAGCTGGAGTATTCGACCCTATTTCGGTTGGTTCCGTAAGGGAAAAGAGAGACCGGTGGGGAAACCCATTGTACAAGTTTCGTGTGGTTAAGGCAAAAGGTGCTGAGAAGCATCCGCCTCCTACGGAGCTTGAGTGTTATCTACGTGAGCGCTTAACCAACGCTAACGAGAGGGAAATTGGTGATAGGCCAAAAGAGTTTCACACTCGATGGCAATATCTCAGGAAATCACAGACTACGGGCAACATGCCATTAATACCGGCACTAGCTCATGTCAACCACCTTAACGATCCGCGAAGCCAACGCGATCAAAAATTGGAGAAACTTTATGAAAATTTACCAATCTATGTACGCGCTGGAGATAACTCTATCTGGCAGAGAGCTTTCGGCACTTCATCGTGCTATAAAAGCCGCTTGCCACCGTTCCTGGGTCCTGGTCTACATCGACCGGCCCGACGGTAAAATAGTGTTATCTAGGATCCCTGTTCTTAGCTACGACGACGATGATTACGACGACGTAGTTGTGACAGGATTCTTACCCATGCATATACCTGGTGATTTAGAAATCCAGGTTGTGTACAAAGAGCAAGAAGAGGCGGACGACTACTATTACATATAGTCGAGTCCCCTGAGTGAGGACGGCGGAGG